GTATTTTTCTGTTTTCATATTCATCTAATCCATATATTGTAAGATTGGATGAATATACAGGTAAGACTTGACCTACATACGGATATTTTATAATTTCATCTTCATTTACCGTCCCTGCTTTTACATCATTAATAACATCAAGCCATTTATATATTGCCCAATAGTTTTTAAATTCATTGTCTACTTTAAAATCTATAGTTAAAGGATCATATGACGGGCGTGCGTGTGAACTTACTTTTATAGTTTGTGCCCCGTACGGAATAGTTTTTTCTGGAACACTAATAGCTGGAGTTACTGCACCTGCGACACTAATCTCTAAACTATTGGCATCTATTCGGTTTGTATTTCTAGTTATATTATCTACAATCTCTTTTATACCGTCCGGTAAATTAAGAATTAGTATAAATTTATCTTGTCTATTTTTATTAAGTGGTGCTTGATTCATACTCTAACATATCCTTGCGCTTCTAATTCTTCCATATCTGTATTATAATTAGGACCTTCATCCTGTTGTAAAATATTTATGTCATCGAAGATGATAGGAGGTGGCTGCCACGTATCATCAATATTTTGCATTTTATAATCTTGTAAAAAATTACTAAATTTTTGATCAATATATGGCCCTAGTTCTATTTTTGCTGGTTTTTGATTGTCGTCAATTTCTACAACATTATAATATTTTTGTATGACACTATTTTCTAATATTAATAATGCCCATACCATAGCCATTACTCGATCATCAATATCAAATCCAGGCTGAGCGGCCCAAGACCCGTTAGGATATCTTACAAAATTTTTCAATTCTTCTACAGCATGTTTTGATCTAATATCAACACACTTGAGTTCATTGATCCAATATCTCATATTAGTCACACCTTTATATTTGGTATTAGTATGAGCATAAACACCTAATCGGTCAAATTTAACTTGACCTACTTTAGGTGACCAATTAACTACACTTCTATAATTGTACTGATGATATAAGTTATCTACAACCTGACTGCCGCAATTATTTCTTTCTATTAATACAGGTGGTGCTCCCCAGTGATAACATATGTCGCGGACTTTAGTAGTAAATTCAAACGGGTTAATTTCATTGCTTACATATTCTGCGACTTGTTTTATATCTTGTAAATCAGTTATATCTAAGACTTGTATAGCACTATAATTTTGTCCAACTCCTTCTGCTACGTCAACACCTATGGTATATAAATGCTCTTTATCAGGTTCATCCCATACACTATAACATCCGTCATCAAACACATATGTCGGCTCTTTTGTTCGTGCAGCTAATTTTTCATAAAAAAGTTCATCAATAAAAGAGTCACCAGTATCGAGGAACTTACAGTCAAACTCTTGCGCAAAGGCCTCTTCACTACCTATAGATGAAATAGTGTCCTGTTTCCATTTTTCATCTCTACCGGGAACTTCATGCCATAATATTTTTTCTGCATGCCAATTATTTGTTCCTTTTTCTGCTTCTGTATATAATGTAAAAAATAAATTACCACTACCATTAGGAGTAGATGCAACGAATATTTTAGATTTTACTGAGGCGGAAATAATAGGATATACTGAGCTCCAAAATTGCTCAACGAGATTATTTGGAATAAACGCTAACTCATCTAGAATAAGTACATTAACAGATTCACCGCGCCCAGCATCGGAGCTTGTAGTACTAATACCAATACTGCTACCATTTGCTAGTTTCATGGAAGTTTTTCCGTATTCTAAAACACCCGGTTTTAAATAATTTGGTAAATTTTCATATGCAAGTCTGACTCTTGAAAAAATACTAATGGCAGTTTGTTCTTTATTAGCAACAATTAATATACGCTGATCATCTTGAAAGCATGCAATCCATAAGGCGTAGATTGTCATCATAGTAGTTTTTCCAGTTTGTCTAGAAGCAAGACAGGCTACAAATCTATGATCTCTTAAACTACGTAACACTCTTTTTTGATAAGGATATAAATCTATTAACATTCGCCCTTGATCGAGATTAACAATATGAAAAAAGTTCTCTGCAAAGTGAAGAATGTTTTGTCTAGACTTCTTAAGAGATTTTACCATCTCTGGAGTCCAGTCAAATTCCATATTAGGGTTTGGTAGATTCGTATTACCTAAATAAAATTTATCGTCTTTTTTTAGCCTCGGCACTATAAATATTTACATGAACAGCAAAGATTTAAACTCTATTAATGAAGCCTTTGTGCATGCTACAACAAAGGTGGTTGCTGAAGATACTGAATTGACTACAGAAACAAAAGCGCACCCTCGTCATACGCCCAAGGGCACGCCGGGCGACGAGGGTGGAGCTCGGGTATTTCAGAACCCAAAAGAACCTGGAGAGTCTGGAGCATCTCGTCACAAATGGAAAAAAGGACAAAGGATCACTAATCCAAGGTTTAGACCAGATACTAAAGATCCAGATGAAGGAGTTGATGAGCGAGATATGTCATCTTGGAGCGATGAACCAGTTGATGCCGATTGGGTTCCAGAAAAGGGAGAATCTGTAGAAGTTAATCATCCTGGCGCTGAATCAAAAATAGGTACTATAATAGGTGTAATAGATCCTGATGATGAGGATCCTGATGTTCCGCTTAATTATAAAATTGAATTTGAAGACGGTGCTACAGAAGTACACCCTAGACCGCATTTAGTACAAAATGAATTAGGAGATGATGAACCCGGACCAGATGATCCAGGTTCTGATGAAGTTGGTAGTGACGAGGATCCATGGGATATGAATATAAATGATAGTGTAAATAATATAATGGATGAATATGAAAGTCGTTTATCTTCGAGTAGATATAAGATTAAGAAAAACGATAAGCTAAATGAAGAAGGCGGAACATCATATAAACAACCAGATGAGAAGATATCTGAAGTAGATTCGAAAACTCAACGTCCGAAAGGCGAAGTTAAGGCTGACGAGACGAGTAAAGATGTGGGTGACGTAAAGAAGGATTTACAAGAACCTGTTGAGGCGGATGAAAAAGATGCAAAGGAACAGAAGAAAGTTGTTAAGGAGAGTATAAATAATTGTAACAAAGGTAATATTATGTCAGAAGATAAATCAATATTTGATAAGCTCTACGAGCAAGTAATGGGTGAAGACGATGATTTTGAGCTCGGTATACCGGGTGATGGTGGTCCTGATCTCGGAGACGAGTTCGGAGATGAAGGTGGCGAAGACGTCACAGTAACATTAACTCCTGATCAGGCTGATGCTTTAAAAGCTATTGTTGATCAACTCGCGCCTGCTGATGATGAGAACGGCGACGATCTAGGTGATGAGCTCGGTCTTGGTGATGAAGAGCCTGAAGAGAATTTCAGACGAGAAAGCACTGATACAGTTGAAGAGGATCATACTCCATCGACTGGTGTGCCGACACAAGACGGGGCCAAGCCAGGTGTAGATCCTTCAGACGGTGGAGGTAAGACAACTGAGGTCGATGGTCTGGGTGGAAAGGTATCTGGGACCGGTGATGCTAAAGTTACAGATGACGCACCATCAACTGGTAAAGAGACTGGTGAAGGTAAAAAGCCAGGAGTTCACAAAGCCGGTGGTAAGCCTAAGCCTTTAAAGGCTAAGTCCAAAACATAAGATAATTAAAAATACATAATACCTTTGAAAGCCCCTTACAATGTAGGGGGCTTTTTTATTAAATAATTAAAATGTTGTTCACACGGAAATTTTTTGAAGCTCTTAAAAGACCAGAAAATTTGTTAGCGGCGAGAAAATTGCGAGGGAGTACTGGTGCTGGTAGACTTCGTCAAGGATTGTTAACTCAACGCGATCATGCTGAATCTAATTATCCGCATAAACTAAAAAACTTAAAAGCCTGTCAAAATGGTGTTCGACTTTTAAATGATCAAGAAGTTCTAATTATAAAGAGATTATTTAATATTACAGATCTTGAAGAAATAGGATCTAGAAATTTAGGTAATACTGGTATAGCAATGTATATAGCAGATAACAAATATTATATTAAGAAATAATGGCATCAGCATGGAGTACAGATACAGTAACTGCAGTTAATTATCATAGTGACGCAGAAGATATTACCCGGTTTAATAATAAATCGTTAGGTGATAATGAGCGTAATCAAACATATAAAAGATGGTGGAAAGAGCAAGCAAGGCTATATGGTACCAGTGTTAATTATTATGTTCGAAAATTTGATTTAAGTAATACTGATAAAGTGTATGGTGAAAATCCGTATGAAGGATATCAGGCTGCTCAAACCCTTACTATGTTAATAGATTTGACTGACGGATCGATAACATATTCACAGTATGGTTTAGTATCTGATGATGAATTAACAGCAATTATAGATATTGAAACTTATCAAAAAACTCTTTCTTCTTATTATCATAGTGCTGGGTTTACTGGAACGTTAAGCGCGGAGCCGAATGCAGGAGATGTATTTCAATTAATTGAATATGGTAATGATCGGCCAGCATCAAGAGACGGTAAAATATTCGAGATCACAGAGCGATTAGATGAGAGTATCAGAGAGATAAATCAATTGCAAGGGCATTATGTCTTTAGGTTACGTGCTAGAAGAAATGATCATACGTTCTTACCAGGACTAACTGCTGAATCTAAATCTACGCAAGTTGTAGATGTTTCTGGTGTAGGTCCATTAACTGCTATTGAAGTTGATTATATTAATGATATAGACACTGAACAGACGTCTTATTTTAATGAATATGGTACTAACGATGATGTGTATGGGGATTATTATTAAATTCGTATTCTACATCTTTTAATACTGAGTGATATCTCTCATTAATATATTTGTTTATAGGTATTGGTTTTAAACAATCAGCTGAATGACCTATTTTGTCTGCTTTTTCAGAAATAATATTTACAGCTTCGAATAGGCATAACCACCGAGCTAATTTTGAATAATCTCTTGTTGAATTATTTATCATAAGTTATTTTTGTAGGTAAAATAGTATTAATTTCAATGTGAACTTTATTAGTAGCATTACATCCGTCACAAGTAAACTCGTTCTCTTCATTTAAGTTTATATAAATATTATTCATTTTTTTACATCCTTGACATTCTGCAAGAACTCGATTTTGTTCTGCTAATTGAGATAATTGAAGTGCTTCTTTTTCAAGGTTTAATCGAGCTATATATCTAAGAATATTATTATAAAGAAAAAAGAAACATATTTGAATTCCAGTTATAAGCATGAATACTTTTGCAAAAGTAATAAATGAAGGGTAAAAGAAAAATGTAATACTACTTATCGAACTTGAAATTATAAATACAATTAATAAACTTTTAACTATCTGACTC